GCTCCATTGAACGAGCCAATACAAGCAACGCTGTAAGTTGTGCACTTTTTAACATATTAATACTTATGCGCGCAGAGTTCATAAAATAAAACGTCTTGCACGTTATGTATCCAAACATGTACACCAGTAAGTAGAAAAACCAATCCATCGAATACCCTCAAAAAAATAACCACCAGCTACTACTGGTGGTTAACTATAACAGTTATAGAGTCTTTTGTCAACTACTATTTCACCAGTCGAGCCATAATCCTTTCGGCTAGTTGATCAGCCATTGCATCCTTCTGATCTTGCTTGGCTAGCCGAGCAGCTACGCGGCGCGCAACCTCATTGACAACGGCGTCCTCGTTAACAAAAGCTTCATCACCCTTCTTTTTCTTTCCCTTCTTGGTGGTATAATCTTCTTCGCCCTCGTCTGTCTCGGATTCATCACCAGCAGAAGCTCCAGTGTCTTCAGCGCCGGTTTCACGCAGCACGCGTGTCATGGCGCGGGCTAGCTCCATCATCGGCTCGGGTACTTCCTCTTCGGCTTCAACGCCTAGATCTAGCTCTTCGCCGCCGGGCTCTTCAACGTCCATCTCTAACTCATCTTCGACTTCAACCTCTTCCTCGCCTTCGCCTTCGATGGTGGCTTCAACGCCAAGCTCATCGGCCACGGCGCGAACAACGCGAGCCAAAAGCTCTTCGTCTTCGGGGCCGGCCTCTTCGTCGTCCATCTCTAATTCCTCTCCTTCTTCATCTGCGAATTCATCTTCAGCACCCAACTCGTCTTCGGTAGCACCGAGTTCTGCGCCTAGCTCCTCTTCGTCGTCTCGGGCGCCGGGAAGGCCGTATCCCATCTCGTGTATTCGTTGATTAGGCGCCGGCGCCATCTTAGCTAGTTTCATGAAGCGACGAACTTCGCCTTCAGTTAGTAGAGTCTTGCGAGCCATTGTATATCTCCTTAAAATGGTAAATCTCAAAGGTAAATAGTTACTTTATTTGATAAATACCTTAAAAAAACAAAGTAGTGGCATCCGGGTTGTCTTTTAAGCGTTTAAGTGCTTTTGTTTCTATTTGCTTAACTCTCGCAAAGGAGATACCTAAGCGCTTCGCCACCTCTCTCAACGTCATAGCACCATGTTCATGAATAGAGATTAAACAACAGTTATGGTCTTCATCAAACTCCACCCATAAACGACAGTCGGCCACATCGCAATTCTTCTTTGTTTTCATGCACTCTTTTGCGCACGTTAATAGCCCGTCACTCATAGTCCTGGAACTCCTCTTCCAGTAAATCAAAAATATTCTCAACTTCTCCATCTGTTAATGCAAAATCTTTTACCATATCATCTCCTTTTTTCTTCAATGTGCGTGATTTTTGTTTACGTTTCTCCCCCATTTTTTTTACTTCATCAATGTAACTATGAATATGATCATCTCCACTAATGTAGCCGGTCACCATATGACGAAAAAAGTCTGCCTGTGTAAGTCCGTCATGTCTGCATCGTAGTATTAACTGCGCCTGTCGATGATCATTATCCCAAAAAGCAATTTGTTTTGTCAAGTTACCATAATCTATTTTGGTACTCATTACCACTTCCTGCGCGAGATATGAGCGCCGCTTTCGAATAATCCAGATGGCGTCTGGCCGATAAACTTTGCTTTGGTATGAAGCGCTGCTAGATTTTCGGCGCCGCTGTATGAAAAGCCTGACCTTATGCCCCGCTCCAAATCTTCAAGAATATTTTTTACGGACCCACGGTAAGGAACACGCGTTGCAACTCCTTCAAACGAAGTATAGCGTCCCCTCCAATTAACTTGTGCTTCCTTGCTGGCCATCCCCCTATAAGACTTCCATCGAGTTCCATCCATGTCTTCAAATATTTTTCCTGGTGTCTCATCGGTTCCCGCAAATAAGGACCCACACATTACTGCATCGGCGCCGGCTGCCATGGCTTTAACGATATCCCCTGAGTTTTTGATTCCCCCGTCCGCAATAATTTTTACATCTCGGTCAGTCTGCGCGCAGTCTAAGATCGTTTGAAGGCCGGGGAGGCCGTGTCCCGTTTGAATGCGTGTCGAACAAATAGATCCCCCTCCAATATTGCAGCGCACCGAATCGGCGCCCCAGTCCGCCAAATCATTGATGCCATCCAGAGTGGCAACGTTCCCAGCCATAATATGAACGTGTTCTCCTAATATACTACGCAGGGCGCGCAATGCTTCTTTCATCATAATATGATGACCGTGAGCCACGTCTATACATAAAAACCCCACTCCAGCATTTATCAATGCTCGTGCGCGCTTTAAAACGTCTCCCGATGCACTAACTGCTGCTCCTACACAAGGGTTTTTGCCCTCGTTTAAGGCCCACACCATTTTAATTTGGCGGACTTGTTCCTCAATGCTATTATAGCGATGGATGATGGAACCGCCACCATAACGACCAATGGCGGCCGCCATGGCACTTTCAGATACGGTATCCATTGGCGAAGAAATAATGGGAAGCCTTAAAGCACATCCCTTTCCTAAATCACTAGCGATGTCCACATCGGCTCGTGAACGAATTTCGGAATATTGTGGTATCAATAATACGTCATCATAAGATAACGAGTTATTCTTCATTCTTCTTCCGCGACTTTTTCGAAACCTTCTTCTTAGGCGCCTCTTCCTTCAGCCCTGACTCTTCATCCGCCGGGGGATACAATTCTTTCTTGGCCATGGCTTGGCGCGCCTTCATGGCTTGTAGTCTCTTTTGCCGAGTTAGTTCTTTTCGCAAAGTGGGTGAGCGCTCCGGAGTTATAGTTAGAGGCTCTCCAGGCGACTCTGGGGGTGGAGTAGGACTGGGGCCGGCCAATGGTGGAGTAGGTCCGGTTGGCGGCGGCGCAAACTGCTTCCCAAAGTATTGCTGCAGTGTTATCATTGTGTTTTCATTTTCAGCTAACACTTTCGTATGTTTGATAATTTCATCCACCCAGTTAGAGTGGTCCGGCACAGCCGTCGGATTTTTTAGCAACAGTTCTACGGTCGCCAAGGCCTCTAAGGCCCGCCCCCGCAGTTGCAATACCGCGGCATCGTATAAATTTTTTGACATTGTTTATTTCCTTTCCTTTTCAATAAAGTTCTTTATGTTATCAAGAGTGTACCATGTAGTCTTATCGGGCTTTTTGGGTTCCGGCATCATTTTAACGGCCGGTTTAGCTGGGCCCGCATTAACCAACGAGATGGTGGGCACTCCTCTAAATTCCAATTGCTTTTGTATTTGAGGATAATCCCCAATATTAAAAGCAAAGAAGTGTACGTCGGGAAAATCCTCCGACACTTGTTCATAGCGGCCCTTAAGCTTGTGACAAAAATGGCATCCATTAGAATAAAATTTAATGACACAAGTTGCTTCCTCTTTAATCTTTCCATTTAAGATGTTCTGGAGGGAAGACTTCGATAAACGTTTTACTTTCATTTATTTTCCTCCATAAATGTTTGTGTTTTCTCTATACACTCGGGGCAAAATAGTGAAACTGTGCCCTTTGTGTCTCTTACGACGACTGACCATGATTGTACCATGGCCTTATCTTTCTTGTCAAATGCTTTTTCGCATGTGTTGCATTCATCTGGGAGTTGATTGAATAGAAAAATTTTATCGGAGATTTTTTGCTCATCCTTCGACATCTTCTTTTTTTGTGCTCTACGCTGCTCTCGATTCATTCTACTACTTCTGCCGCCTCGTCCGTGCTCCCCAACGCGCCGGCGCCGCGGGCACTAATAGTCATTGGGTGTCCATACAAGTGGCCCACAATATTCTCAACCGCCCGAAAATGCACAACGGGAATCATAACTAGTTGTGCGATCTTTTCGTAAGGCTTAATGATCTGAAGTTGCTTGCCAATGTTGTGTAAGTTCACAAACACTTCTCCATCATAACCAGAGTCGACCACACACGCTCCCACAATGAGACTGCGCTTTGCAGCCACGCTGGAACGATTCTTGACTTCGAGCATGTAACCGTGTGGTACACCAAAACGCAAACCTGTTGGGATGACAGCGCCCTCCCCAGGATGGAGAGTTAGCTTCTTAGCCAAGTTTTTCTCCCGGGGAGAATAAAATACATCTAGTCCCGCATCCGATGGGTTAGCCCTTTCGGGGGGCTTGGCCATCGGACGACACAAAGCATATTCAACGATCACTGTTCAGTCTTTCCCGTAATCATATTAAAGTTATCGACAACTTCATCAATGTTGTACTTGCCCTTATATAAGCGGAATGCCTTCACTGCCGCACGAATCTCGTCAGTGCTTAGCCATCCGTTTTCCTTGAACTCGGAACGCAAGTCGCGCTTCTGCTCCTTGTAGGGTTCCATTGCATCTTCAATGGCGTTAAGTGACCGGATGTATTCCTTCACATAGCGCTTCTTCTCTTCATATGTGTTTGCCACATTTACCTCCTTAGTGGTGTTACTACTATAACAAATTTGCTCAAGAGTGTCAACTACTTTCTACTTGAAATCAAAATTAATGGTAGCTCTTATTTTTAGTTCTGGAACATGTAGGTGATTGGCCAACCGGACGCTCTTGCATTCTTCCGCATCTAAAAACCAATCGGCATGACTCTTGTCGTGCACAATGTTTAAGAAGTATTCTTCTGGCTGTCGACAATTAATAGCCATCATCCGATAGACCTTTTGATTTAGCCTCTCAATTTCGACTGCGGACGCTTTAATCTCTTCCACTTTCCCCCACCCCATCGAACTAACATCGTGTATCATTAAAGTGGCGTCGGGGTCCATATACCGATGTCCTTCGGTGCCAAAACTAAATAGTATAGCGCCGCAGGACATAGCCTTTCCTTGAACAATAGTTGCTACGGGAATCTTAGAGTGTTTGATGTCGGATATCATGGACATTAAACTGTACACCTGTCCTCCATAACTATCGATAATAACGGGCACAATAGGCTGTCCACTATTTTGGGCCTTTGCCATTGTTTCAGAAAATGTTTTAGCTGCAGCTTCATCAAATTTTCTCACGCGCACAACAATAGGCAAGTCATCTGCAAGTTTGGGTTCTTTCAATAGGGGGCTAAAATATCTAATTACGTTCATTGTTTATCCTAATAATCTAAATGTCTTTCCAATGGCATACGTGGAGAATCCCCACTGCTCGTCGAATTTCAAGCGAGCCATGTAAGGGCGGTTAAGAAAAATCTTATCTTTCTCTGGCTTAATACCCCAGCACCTAATCTTTGTGGATTCATTATTGCTATCAATCGTTTCAACAATCCAATACAGCTTTCCGTTCTTGGTCTTTTTGGGTATCACTTTGCGTGGAATAAACCAACATACTTGAAGACCCGGGTCGTACTCAGAAATAGGCGGAACAAACTTTTCTTGAAGTTTCTCCACCGTCTCAGTGCTGATGACTAAGTTAATAGGAAATACCCCGGTTAATTCTGTTTTAAACTGAATGATTTCCTCTTCGGTAAAGTCTCCCTCTGGTCGATAAAGTTCTAGATTCTCATTAAATCTTTTTAAGTTCTTTGGGCGCTCTACCACACATGCACTCCAAAAGTGCTTGCGTCCTGTGAAACGATCATCCATCAGATTATCAACCGCGCCAGCCCTCCATAGAGCGTCAAGCGACTTCTTATTTAGCTTGCTATAAGCTATCTCTTCTTTAAAGAGTAAATCCTCGACATCCTTAAAGGGCCGATTATTTAAAATCTGCTCAATAGCTGCCATACCCAGTCCTTTAATAGAAGTTAACGGCTGGATGAGTGTCTTTCCGTCTTCGCTAATTTCCCAAACAACTCCCGATTTATTAATGTCAAGTGGTTCAATAATGTACCCAAACTGCTTGGCAATGTTGATGGCTTTTTCTTTTCTGCTCTCTGGCTCCTTGTCAAGGAATGCAGCCATCCACTCTACGGGATAATATGTAAATAACCAAGCACACTGATAAGACAACATACTATAGGAAACAGCATGAGACTTATTAAAACCGTAACCTGAAAAGTATTCAAAATTATTCCATAGAGTTTGCGCGCTGTCGAGATTGATGCCCTTCTCCGAGCACCCCGCAATGAACTTGTCATAAATCACCTTCTTTGTTTTGTCGCTCTTCCCAGTTCCTTTCTTTGTGAGAACCTTTCGGAGCAGGTTGCCCTCGTCGAGGGTTAAATCTTTTCCAAGAGTGTGTGCGATGAGCGCAATCTGTTCTTGGAAGATTAAGAAACCAAATGTTTCTTGTGTAATATCTTGAACTTCATCTGTCAAATATTGGATGTATTGAGGGTTTTCCTTCGCTTCCATAAACTCATCATGAACACCGGCAGATAGGGGGCCCGGGCGATAAATTGAAGTAACCGCCGAAATGTCGATAAGGTTGCGAGGCTTTACTCTCTTACAAAAGTTCTGTGAACCGGTTTCTGTAAACTGAAAAATGCCGGCCCACTTCCCTTTGTGAAAGACATTTTCGTAAACCTTCTGATCATTTGTGTCTATGCAATCTGGATGCAGGTTCTCGTCATAATACTGCTTAATATCATTAAACGTCGGTTTCTCGATGTTATGATGGCGCCGAAGGATATGTTCAATCGCACCCTCCATCATCTTCAATGTCGAAAGCCCCAGGAGATCGAACTTAATAAAACCCAGAGGCTCAAGGTGGCGTACGTTCTGACCCTCGGACCAGGGCGTCTGGCGCACACCCCCAGAGTTAATGAGTGGCATGTGTCTATCTAATTCTTCTGCCACTACAACACCCCCCGCATGGCGGGAGCACGAGCGCACCTGCCCGACGAGGCCCTCAACGTGAGCCTTCACTTGAGGATACTTAGCCAGATATGCTTGAAGCGACGTTGAAAACTCCATCACTTCTTCCCATGTGGGATTATAAACGCCCGCCTTGATACCGTGTTTTTCTTTCGCCATCGGCATTGCTTCGCGAAGCATCACGCTGGTGACAGTGTTTGCTTCGGTGAAAGGAATTTCATATGTTTTTGAAATATCTTTGATAAGAGAGCGTAGCTGCAGCGTGTTCCAGTTTGAAATAGGAGCCACGGTATCCTTCCCCCACATCTCCATAAGCTTCTCTTTCAGGAGCATGCTATCACTCACATCGTAATCAATGTCAGGGTAGTCAGTTGCGTCTGCGCGCAGAAAACGCGAGAACAAAAGACCATGCTTGATGGGATCGATCTGTGTAATGCCAAGTACGTATGCAACCAATGAACCTGCGGCCGATCCTCTGCCGGGACTAGATAACATCATGGTGTTGGCCGCATCGGCAATGGCTTTCATTGTTAAGAAATATTTTGAGAAGCCGCGATCATTAATAACATCCAACTCCCGCTGCAATCGCTGAATATACTCTGGCTTTTGATTGAGGTTGTGTCTGCGCAAGCCATCAAAAGCAAAGCTCACGAGGGCTGAAGTAGCTGTCTCGCCGGCGGGAACAACAAACGATGGAAGCCGAACAGTATTGTCTGGTAAAAAGTTTTCTATTCTATTGAAGGCAATATGATGTGTTTCTTCAATACTTTGAAGTACTAATTGATCGTCGTATTCAATTTCGGTGTTTTCGGCATACTTCTTATATGCCTCCCACATTTCATCGCCATTCTTGGGATATAGCTCGTATCCAATCTCATCAACGTCGATAGGCAACTGACTGTCTTCCGCCCAGGAGGGTCTGCCCTTTCCCAGCCACCCCAGACGCACATAAAGTTCGCGGTCCTTCCACGCTTCGCGATTGTAGTAATGACTGTCAGCTGTGGAAATTAGTTTAACGTCAAATTCGCGCGCTACTTCAATGATATAAGTGTTGAGTTCATGCTGCTCCGGGACATTGTTCCACTGCAGTTCTGCATACCAACGGTCTCCAAAGATTTCCATCATTCTTTCTGTCGTCTCGCGCATTGCGCTCACTACCGCTTCTGGGCCTTCTTCGCGATTCTCCCAATAGTTGCCCGCATATACTCCTCCGAGACAAGCAGATGAAGCAATGATACCTTCATTATACTTCTCGAGCAGTGCGTAATCAATGCGCGGGTAACGGTAAAAGTTCTCCGGCTGATAGCTTTCCGAGACTAACTTGAAAAGGTTGTTGAGGCCGGTCTGATTCTGAGCTAACAAGACGAGATGACGACGACTCCGAAGAATGTTTTGTGTGCGCTTGCTGTCGCCTTCATCCTCCACGGTTGCGCCCGACTGCTCGTCTTTCTTGATGGAGCGAGCGCGCTTCTTGTCTTCCATCGCCTTGGTGTATTCTTCATGCCAAGTCTCAAGCGAAGGGATGAAATAAGCCTCACACCCGAAAATCGGCTTGAACTCCTTGCCCTCCTCTTTCATGCGCTTAGCATGTAGCACTTGATAGGGCAAGCCATTCATGTTGCCATGGTCCGTGAGCGCCAATGCGCCCATACCATTCTCATAGGCAAAATCCATATGATCCTGTGGATAACCGATAGCATCAAAAATAGATCCCGCTACACTGTGGGCATGCAGTCCCACGAATTTAATTGCAGATGTCTTGCGACTCATTCTTCCTCAACCTCCATACACATCTTAGCATGTTGATGGGGCCCTGTCAACCTTTTATATGGCTTTTCGATAACATGTTCTGACCCTAAATAGGTGCGATATCCCTCCCAAGTAGAGATATTGTGGTACCATTCTACTTCAACTTTTGAAGCATTAGTTTCGTCTATTTCTTCAAAAATATCATTAAAACCAAAAAAACGGGCCGACCACCTTTCTTCGATGGGGCGTTTTCTTGAAGGTATTTCTTCGTCGGGTCCAGGGGGTAAATACTCCCTTGTTGTTTTTCTGTTTACTGCTCTTCGGCACTTTTTAAAATCCTCTCCGAACATAGTAAAAGCCAGATGCTCATTATCCTTAACACTCTTTCCATCGTGTGTCAAGAAGAAATTACTTTTCTGGCTTAATATCTCTTTTCTATGTCCTCTTAAATTATAAATATCATACATTCCCATAGGAAATGAAATAAAATATTTATCGGGAATCAGCCATTTGGAAATTTTGTAAGATACTAACCAAGCAGAATACATCCCATATAATACTGACCATCCATAAGAATCTCGCCGGTCACGGTCTTTCGGGTGGATGGGCGCATAATAAATAGGTATTTCTTTTCTTACTTCACTATAAAATTTAGTTAAATCACGCTTGTAATATACTGGGTCGTATACCCACTCTCCAATATGCTTTCGTACAATAGGCGCCAAATCATCATTCGCCGCAATCCATATCGTTTGACAGCCTGCCATGGCGCACTCAAACACAGCCTTCTGAATAGCCGTAAAGCCCTTATCTATTGGTAATAGGAAGGGCGGCACGTTCAAATCAAAGTCCGTATCCAAGTTTGCAACCGGAATAACGCCGGCTAAGTGCGTGTGACCACTCACAAATTCCTCAAAAGTCTATCGTACGATCCATATGTCCCTTGCAAAGCCTCGAGTAAAAACGATTCCGTAACTCGTGGTGTTTGGACGTTATCCTCTGCTTGCCATGGCGTATCAAACTGCGCACGTTTCTCGCGAGCGATGTTAGACGTTCTGAACTTATAATACTTCGGTCTTCCCGTGGGTGAATATCCATTAAAAACTCCTTTCATTCCCCTGCTTTCCATTTCGGAGACAGCTTTAAATCGAGCCATCGTTTCAGAATAGTCAAAACTAGCTAGCTGTTCCTCTGTCAAGTGGGACACCACGCAGGCGTCCTTGACTTTGGTGGCGCCATCAATCCGATCTGATGAATAGAACCATATCTCTTTCACTAGTGAGTCTTCTGTCTCGATGTAATCGATCTCGTGCTTGCCTCCTCGATGAAATGCTATCCAATCATAACATATCACACCATCGTTTGCAACCTCTTTTTGGGCTGAGAGTCCAAAACATTTATCGTCGCCAAAGAAATATGCTGTTTTAAATTCTATTTCCGCGATCTTAGCATACTCATTAGAACAAATAAGTGATCGTTTATCTATGCGCATGGTGGTGCAGCGATCACTTAATGGTGCTTTACCGGAGAGCCCCAACAAAAATAAGAGTCGCTCCCATAACAGAACCTTCTGCGTGCCTACTATTTTATCTTCTCCGAATGTCGTTAAACTTTTTGTCTGAGCTGACAGCTTAAGAAATGATAAGTCCAACTCGGGATCGAGATAATCAAATCTGAAAGGTCTTCGTTCCTCTGCAAAGAAAATGGGCAACTCGTTACTAAATGCATATAAAACCGCTCTGAGCGAACTGCCGATGACTATTTCATCATTTTTTATTATCATTCATACTCATGCTGCCAGCAAAATATAACATACATATTATGACGCATACATAGCTAATCATCTTTCACCTCTTCTAAAAGCTTCTTCAAGTCCAAGCCGGCGCAATCGATCTTTCTTTTGGTAAGATGATAGTGGCTAACAAAACCAGTAAAATCACCGTACACCACATTTTGCTCGTACACCGTGGACATTTCACCGGACTGACTTTCCGGTGTTTCGTAAGGAATTCCGGTTGTAGCGTGAATAGCCTGCCACAAAGCCTTTAAAGCCTCCAACTGTTGTGGATAAAAGCCTAGAAAGGGGTCTAGCTTGTTTCCATGCACCCAAGCGTCGTCTACTACGGGGCGCTCTCCAAAGCCCCTCTCGACGTAAGTATCTTGATATTTAGGATAATAGGCATTTGTTATTTCCACCCCGACGGAGGCACGATTAGTTCGTGAACTACCGGCATGCCACGCCGCATGTTGCATATCTAAAGTTTGGTAAATGGTGCCGTCGTTATCAATCAAAAAGTGGACAGAAATACCGCGCTTATCTAAAACTGTAGCGCACATGTGTGAAGACAGGCAGACGTCCCAGTGATTAACAAAATAACGAATCTTACGTTGGGATCTACCAGCATAGCTATAATAAGTTCCCTCTCGGGCAGCGATGCCGCCTTCGTCTGTCCACAAAACCACCTTATCCCATGCAATAGGCACGAGTTTGCCGTTGTTAACAATATGGTGTGAATAAAAAGGCTTTCCAACTGCGTTTTCCGCTAGCTTAGCTTGCCTTTCCGTCCATAAACGTCGAAACGTCATGGGCCCACATAAGCCATCAGCTACGAGTTGACGAACTCGCTGCCATTTTTTGATGGCTCTTACGAGTTTTTCATCAAAACACTTTTCTCCAAACCAGTTTGGATCCCATCCTAATTTAGCGGCAGATGCTTGATTGTAGAAGTTTTTGTCCATACATTAAATAGCTTTAACTGAGAATACCAATTACATAATTATCCAAGATGATATGTATGGCGTCCCCGTCGAGTTTTATTTTTTCGGCCATGGATCGATCAATCAAAAGCGTACCCCCTGCGTTAAGTTCTTTGGCAAACCTTACATCTTCTGCCCACCCTACCACTTTAGCACTTACATAGCGCTCCTCAGCTGGCTTAAAGTCTGCCGGCAGAACTATGCCGCTTTCAATCCCTGGGCTCTTGGGTTCTATAATTTCAACAATAATATAACGATTAACTGGTGTCACTTATCCTCCTAAATTGTGCAAGTGTCGTTTGTGCAAAACTTTGTTCCTGTACCACCTTCATCGTCTTTGACTCGTTGAAGCGGTTTAATTCTTTTAATGGCTTTTTCATATTCTTCCTTTGTAATAGCCTCATAGGGCGCCTGTTTATAACCTGTTTCTTCATATTTCAAAAAGGAAACCGCCTTCAAGCGAGTTTCGTACATTTCCAAAGCGTTCTTTATCTGGGGAGCCTCGGAAGGTTGAAAAGTCACAGTGACGGACACAGAGTTATCTGCCCAATAATGCTGATACTGGGCAGCTATCTCAAGCTGCTCCCACATGCTCACGTCGCACTTTCCTTTCAAGAAATAAGGTTCATGGACCGGAAATTCTACCACCAGCGTATTGGGGGAGTATTCATCATCCTCCACACGATAACCCGCCTTCTTGAGGGGCTCAATCATATTAGAATCGCTAGAGAAACGAATGCGGCGAATGTAGTACTCACTCTCAGGGAAATGAATGCCCGGAGTTGAACCATTCAATAACGAAACAGTGCCTGACGGCTTAATAGAAGTGGTGCGCACCGAGCGTGGGATACACAACCAATTGGAAAACTCCGCGTCTAACTCTGCAACAAAGTCATATGCTTTATCACACCACTCGTACATCGTGCGACGGCCAAACTTATTAAACGCTTGTACGACACCCGACTGTGAAAGGCCTATGCGTCGGTTTTTCAACATCTTGGCGTTGGTCTCGGGCCAGTGTGTGTTAGAAAGAGTGATAGTTTTTCCATACAGGTAAGCGATCTTAAGCGTACGCAGATAATCTTCGAGATCATCATGCTTTGCTGGAAAGGTCTCGACCAAGCAACACAACTCAGCGTCTTCTAATTGTTGTTCCACGCAAGGGTTAAAACCCATCACATGTAGATCGTCGTCTCGAGGTCCATCTTTAAAACGGCCGCGAGTACGGGCATTGTTCAACCAAATAGTACCCGGCTCACCATTCTTTTGACACTGAGTGGCGGCCCAAGTATAGTCCATCCCCACCTCTGCCAACATAGAGTTATTCGAACCCCATCGGTGATGGTAAAGCTTTTCTTGATCATTCTTCATTTGAAGGTAATGCATATCGGTGTGACTACCCATCGCTAGTGCCGCGGAGCGTCGCACATTTCCGGCTACCACACATCGACCAATAAGGTTCTCAGTGTCGACGATGTCAACTGAAGTGATGTCTTCTCCAATTTTCTTGGAGAATAGTTCCGTTAAATCATCATGTAACTCTTTCAATGGCTTGTAACCACTAGAGGTGCCTCCAAATCCGTAGATTGGGGCGCCCTCTGCGCGAATAGCCGAATAGTCAAACTTGGGTACATTGTCCCCAAAGAAGAAGCCATCTAAAAGCATGTGTACCGAGTTGACCCATCCTTCCCTCGAGTCATCAATAATATGT